CTGTGATCACGAATTCAATTATGAAAACATTATTCAACAATGGGATGAATCACTATCAAAAACCATTGATGCGTGGAAGACTGAACCACAAAAACATTGGACATGTGAACAACTACGTCCATTTGGCAAATGAAAAAGTAAATATTAATAAAGTTCTGAGTCTTAAGTCAACCACTCACAAGACAAGCCTGTTGGTTTTCTGCTCATTCAATAAATTTATGTGAACTCCGTGGCCACCGACTATTTAGATGATGGCTATGGAGTTCATACTATGGGTAATAAAATAAAGAAAAAAGTTGATGATAGACCGGCACTATCACAGGATCTAAATAATGGCTTTCTAGAATGCCGATTATGTAATCAAAAAAAGAAATGGAAAGGTGGAGTTTTTAATCGTCATTTGCAAATATTCCATAATCTTGCCATTTCTGCCTATTATCTTCAAATTCATGGTAATATCTGGAAAAATTGCTTATGTGGCTGTGGAAAAGAAACCGCATGGGAGCCACGTCAAGGATATTATAAGGGATATGTATCTGGCCATAATTATCGTGGTAAAACGAAAGAAAACGATTCTACAGTTGCCATGAGAACAGCCAAAATGATTAAAAGTGAAAAGTGGTTAAATTCCACTTTTAAAAAAGGTCAAATTCCTTGGAATTTTGGTGAAACAAAGGAAACAAATAAAATATTGGAACATATTTCCAAATGTCTAAAAGAGCACGGATGGTCCAAAGGAAAAACAAAACAAACAGACGAAAAACTTCGAATTATTGGGCAAAAAGTAAGCGATAGGAATAAAGAATTATATCGGCTAGGTTTAAAAGTTAGTTATTTTTCAATTCGCACAGAAGAACAAATAAAAAAAGATAAAGAAAAAGCACAAATATCTCATATAAAAAATGGAAATCATAAAACCAACAGATTTCTTAATGGAAAATTCACATCAACGAAAACAGGAAAAATTACTAATTTCCAAAGTGGATGGGAGTTAGAAAGAATGAAACAGTATGATGAAGATAAATCTATTATCAGTTGGAGCCGTTGTACCGACCTTATTACATATTCATCAAAAGATCAAAAAATAAAACTATATAACCCAGACTTTGAATTAGTTTTTGCGAATGATCTCATTATTATCGAAGAAATAAAAGGCTATACAGACCCAGATATTTTTGAAAAAGTTTTGGCTGCAAAACAATATTTTGATAAAATTTCTAAAATTTATAGATTAGTTACAAAAATAAAAAATGTTTTTACCATAGTACAAGTTGAAAATATTGAACAATACTGTTATTCCATCGGTATTAATAAAAGAGGTAAAATATGAAAACTGTTCTTTTTAGCGGTCCTATGTTGTCGGCTTCTGGTTATGGAGTGCACGCAAGACAAATTGCAAAGTGGTTGTTGCGAAAAGCAGCAGAAACACATGATTTAGATATCACTATGGAACCAGTACCATGGGGCAAGACACATATGATCATTGATCCAGAGGCTGAAGATGGTCTTATTGGCCAAATCATGCAAATAACTGGAAATAAGAAAAACTTCTATGATGTCACGATAAGTCTAAAGCTACCAAACGAGTGGAATCCGTTTCTTGGTAATTTCAATATTGGCGTGACGGCAGGCGTAGAGACGGATAAATGCAATCCTGCATGGATAGATGCAGTTAATCGGATGGATATGATTATCGTCCCATCAGAATTTACAAAACAAACATTTCTCGACAGTGGAGATGTGAAAGTACCAATCTTAGTTGTGCCAGAGTCATACCCGGAGATTTTTGATTCCGAAGAAGTATCACAGATAGATTTAGGACTAGAAACAAAATTCAACTTCCTTCTTGTTGGTCAGCTTACTGGCAATGACGTTGAAAGTGATCGTAAAAATATTCCATATACGCTAAAATGGTTTGCGGATACATTCGCAGGAAATCCAGAAGTTGGAATTGTTATTAAGACAAACAGCGGCTCCCATACACATCTAGATAAAAGAAACGTTATGGGTATTTTCAGCAAATTAGTTAGTGAAATCTCAAAACCTGGAGGGCCTAAATTCTACTTGCTCCACGGCCACATGACAGACGCTGAGATGAAGGGTCTATATGTCCATCCAGACATTAAGGCTTTAGTTACATTTACCCATGGCGAAGGTTATGGACTACCAATTCTAGAGGCAGCAGCTACTGGTCTGCCAGTTATCGCTACTAATTGGTCTGGCCATCTAGAGTTTTTAAAACACGGAAAATTTATTGCCGTTGATAGAATGCTTACAGAGATACCACAAACTCGTGTCGATGGTCAAATATTCCACAAGGGATTCAAGTGGGCAAACCCAATTGAGGCCGATGCAAAGCGTAGAATGAAAAAATTCTATGAAAGCCCAAGTATGCCACAGCAATGGGCAAAAGATCTACAGGTTAAAGTTAAAGAAAATTTTTCTTTTGACGCAGTAGCTAAAATACTATCAGAGACTCTAAACGAACATTTGAAAGCTGAATAATGGTAATATTTCTATCGTTTTTGTGTTTAATATTATTAATTGCATTAATTGTTGTAGTATTTTATGCATTACGATGGGCTCGTATTATATTTGTATTAGAAGATGATTTAGAAGAGGCTATTGAAATACATCAGCGTACTGTAAATGTTTTAGAAAACATTCTCAAGATGCAAATGTTTTTTGATAGCCCAGAAGTTAAAGCAGTTGTTACAGAAACTCTTGAAAGTGTAAAAATGTGCCAGTTGGCAACCCAAAGATTGATACAAAATTTCACTCAAAGAAGTAAACAGAAATATATACGAGAAACGGAAGATGAGGCCAACTGATAAATGCGAATCGGAAAAAAATTAATAAAGCGAAAACCAAAAAATGGAGCTACACCACAAGAATTTTATTTTGGGGCAGGAACACAGCAGGCAATTGTAGAATATAAAGATGAGCTTGATTTCAAAAAAAGAAATCAATTGTATGTTAATGACATACTGCCTGCATTTAATAAACTTGTAGAAAATTTAATTAATGTTTATGGCTTTCAAATACAGTATGAGTCAAAAATAGATTTACAAAATGAATGCGTAGAGTTTCTTTATGGAGTAATTACTAAATTCGATGCAACCAAGGGTGCTAAGGCATTTAGTTATTTCAATGTCGTGGCTAAAAATTGGTTGATCATAAAATCAAAACAAAGCGTTAGAAACCTTCATGTTTTTACCTCTATCGATGATACCGATTCATTATCACAGCATGACTTAGAAATCATTGAAAATTATAGTATTGCACCGTCTCCCGAAGACGTTATGACCAAGGGTAATGATAGCGAAAAACTAAAATATGTACTTGATAGAGTTTCGGCTTTAGCAGTAACAGAAAATGAAACGCTTTGTTTAAAAGGTATAAATCTTCTGTTTAGCAATATCAATGATTTAGATTTCCTTAACAAAAGAGCAATAATGCTCTATTTGCGTGAGATAACGTCCTTGAACCCAAAACAGTTGAGCGTTGTTTTATCGACCCTGAAGCGTTATTATAAAACAGCTAAACACTGCGATGACCAGGATAATATTATTGTATCTTGAGTAGAATTAAGGTATGATTTTCTTTCATGTTCGTCCTGGCATAATATCTGGTGTATATGAAATAAGAAATCGTATATCCAATAAAAGTTATATTGGCTCAGCATCAGATATTAGAGCTAGATGGTCAAATCATGCTCGTTTGTTAAAAAAAACAACCCATCCTAATTTACACCTTCAGGAATCATTTAAAAAACACTTCGATGCTTTGGAAGACACTAGTTTCATGGAATTCCACATCATCGAACAAATGCCGTGTTCAACAAAAAAACAAAGATTAGAAAAAGAAACGTACTGGATCACTCAAGCAGTCGAGCAATACGGCAGAAGAAATATTTTTAATATCAATCTAGATCCAGCAAATGAGCAGAGTAGTATATGGGCAAAAAATCCTGAAGAAGCAAAAGAGAAAATTAGGAAAAAGGCGCTTGGCAGAAAGCATACCGCAGAAACAAAAAAGAAATTAAGTATTGCCAAAGCCGGATCAATTCCTTGGAATAAAAACTTGACCGGAGTTGCGCCTCCTGCTTGGAATAAAGGCATGGTTGGAAAATATCATCTCGGACCTCCTTCCGCCGAAACAAGACGAAAGATATCACAAGCCAATATTGGCAAAATTTCAAGTGAAGAATCTAAAAGAAAGAACAGAGAATCACACCTTGGAAAGAATAGTCATTGGTACGGCAAGGATGGGCACACAGAGGAAGCAAAACGTAAGATCAGCGAAGCCCACAAGGGTAAACGTCTAACGCCACAGAACGAGTTTAAAAAAGGAAACATTCCATGGACCAAAGGCAAAAAACTCAGCGAAGAGACAAAAAGAAAAATAAGTGATGCAAACTCAGGAAGAGCTAGGTCAGATATTCAAGGATCAAAACATCATGGAGCAAAAGCACTAGACCTATCAGACGATCCAGTAATTTCTCCAGGTGGCAATGAATACGTCAAAATTGAATGTATCAGAGAATTTTGTAAACTACACGGAATAAATAGCAGTTGTACATTTGGCTCTGTATTAAATGGCAAAAAGAAATCTTATTATGGTTGGATGTTAAAAAGCGTGAAGCTATCTAAGAACAAAGAAACAATTATACAGAATAGTGAAATAGAAAATGAGTAATGATATTTTAATGGATGATCCATCAGCGATAGATAAATTTAACCCTCCTTCCGGCCATCAGTTAGTAGAAAAAACAGATAAAGAACTTGAGGTGTTTGTTGATCTACTAGATTCAATTAACACAATCGACGAACGATTAAAAATTTTATGGCGGCAGATATACGAAAATGCTCTTATAGATCGTCGAAATGCTTATATGATATGGACGGACTTGTACCTAACAGTACACGGAAATCCAGAACAACATGTGATCCATGGCGATCACTTGGCGAAATATATGGAGCGTATGGAAAAAGCTAACACTCAGCTTCTTAAATTAGCTGAACTTGTTCACAAAGCAAAAGACAGGCAAGAAGCAGATGAATTGCCAAGAGGAAATTCTTTGTTTGATAGGCTTGAAAAAAGAAATAGATAAATACTGTGTAATTCCTGCCAATGTATCAGCTGTTATAGAGGAATGGCGATGATATTCGAACATGATGGAAACTCAAAATTATCTGGAATATATGAAATTCGCAATCGTCTATCTGGAAAAAGCTATATTGGATCGGCCAACCGGATAAAGGAGC